CTAAAACAATATATACCAAGAAAATCCGAAGCTTTAAGTCCAGCCTACAATAAGTTTCTACGACATAAGCTTGCTCAGCATGCCGTTCAATTGAGGGCGGCTAAAAGAGCAGGATTTGAAAATGCCGTTCTTATTCCAAAAGGAGCTCCTGGTAGAAAAGGACTTCGTGCTACTATCGTGCACGAACGAGTTCATCAGGTAAGAAAATTAGAAGGTTCTTTTGATACCTATTATGGTAGAGACATTGAAGTTGGCAAAGAGGGCGCCGACTGGCTTAAGAAGATAGGTTATTCCGAAGGCAAGGTTAAAGAGGAAGCTATTGCATTCGGTGCAGAATTTAGATATGCGGCATCACGATCTGTGGTTAAGGTTGGACACGCCGGACTGGAAAACTTATTAAATCCACTGACTCGAATTATGAAAGGCGATATTGCTGGTGACCTCATGGACTATGCTAAATTCCAAAAAGCCTCTAGCGATATCCGTCCATACATTAAGAAGAGAGCTGTAATGCAAGAGGTGCAGAAAAATACCCTGGAAGCAATGGACCAGGTTGCCAATGCCCAAACCCGTTTTACAGTACCCGGTATTACAAGTAGCCTCCATCAGTCTAGGGGAGTCCGCAAAGGACCCTCAGGTGGAAATGGTTAAGCATACTATAGGCTGGAGTCTCTAATGTTTCCTACCGCACTATTTAATACTATGATCGGTGTTGAAGTCGCAGAATTAGGAATAAAGATAGGGAAAAGTCTGGGTTTAGATAGGCCAGGTCTTGGCGGTAGAGCTATGACTGGTTTGAGAAACGCCAGGAATAATGCCATTCCCGCTGGTGGTGCCGCTGCCAGTCGTGTTGGTGATGCTCTAGGGGCTGCGGGTGGACATGCCGTTAATGCTGCAGAGTCAGCATGGGCAGGAGGCAAGATTGCTGGCGCCTGGGGTAAAGCAAAGGGAAGTGCCGTATGGCAATCCTTTAAGGGCTCTCCTCGAGCTCAACAGCTTGCCGTAACTGGTGGCATGGGTGCCTTTGGTTATGCGACTGCCGATGCCGATGCAAGTACGGCACAGAAGCTAGGACGTGCTGCTGCCTTTGGTTTTGTTGGACACAAGGGTTATTCTACATTTAGTAATAGCGCAAATCGAGCTCGTCTTGGTGATGCCCTCACGGCTTTTGGTAATAAGAAGTGGGCCCGTGGTGGAGAGCTTTTAGCCACCGGTCTTGGTATAGAAGCAAAGTGGGGCATGAAGCAATCAATTATGGCAGGCGCATTCTACGGTGCACTATCATCTAATGCAACTATACTCGGTGGAGCAACCATGGGCGCTGCTCTCGATGTAGGAATAGGACGTAGACGAACGGCACCTATGGAAGGCTTAGCGTTATCTACCGAAACGAAGGGACGTGGATTACTTGGTCTATACGGAGGAACTGCAACTAAAGCTCGTGATGCCTACAGAAAGGATGGACTACTGGGAGCCTTTAGAGCAGCCCCACTAATAAAGACTGGACTTTATCTTGGCGCAATGAAGGGTGCCTATTCTAATATGCAAGAGGGTGATAATCTTGGTGTCCTTGGCGGCGCTCTCGGTGGCGCAGTAAAGGGCGCAGCACTTGGAGGGGCAGTAAGATTTGGTACCAGTCATCCATTCGTAGCCCTAGGTGGTTTTGGTGCCTATACTGCTGCGGCTGAAGGTGTCCGTGGAGGAGTTAACCAAGTAATGCAGACGGGAGCTCCTGGATTCGATACAATGAACGCCGATGGCGATCTTGCATTAGCACTACATAAAATGAGGCACGGATAAAATGCCAAGCTGGGGACGTCCGAATCGATCTACGCCTACGCCTCCCGGGACAATTCCATTAAATCGTCCAGTTACTCCTTGGTCACCATCGGGTCCAACAAATGGTGGAAGCGCCTATAGAAGAACTGCCGAGATGAACTATGCCATGCCAAATGGCAGAGCTCCCGGCATGTTTCGAGATTTCGGCAGAGCATTTACACGCCGTGGATATACCGGTGGAGAATTTGGGCGCAGAGTAGGAAGAGGATTGGGGAATGCCTTCTTTGTGCAGAGTTCTCTTATTACTGGAGCCGTTGGCGTTGGTACAACTATAGGAACAACATTTGCTAAATCAGCAGAATGGGGAACCGCTTCAGGACATGAAGAGGATTATGCTGGTGGAGCAGTTTTTGGTGCAAGACTCGGAATGGCACAAGCTATAGGTGGATTGGGCGGAGAAGCTATAGGTGGACTTCTTGGCTCCGCTTTTGGCCCGCTTGGTACATGGGCTGGTCAAATGGCCGGCGGTCTTGGTGGCACCATGGCAGCGGACTTCTTCTATAAACGTAGTGCATATGAGCACGGATTGCAAACATCCTATGCAACTGCTGGTGCTATTGCCAAACGTAAGGTACAATTTGGTCGTGGGTTTAGAGACACTGAAGAGGCGTATACCATGCGCCAAGCGGCCGTACAAGAAATGGCCGGTTCACTTTTGAATGCTAGACAATATCTGGGGAACGAAGCTTTCTTTCTCCATAGGTAATAACATGAGTATCCCAAAGAAGTTTATTGAGTGGCGGCAACTGCCAGCTGCTCCAACTTGGCATTTGTTTCTTGGTAATAAATCATTCTGTGGTCGTGAGACCAGCAATGGTCATTTCAACTTCGCAGAAAAGAAGCCAGCAAATGACGCTAAGATCTGTAGACTTTGCGTTAAAGATGCAGCCGCATTTAAAGAACGAATCAAAGAGATTATCTAATGTCACTTGCCGTTATAGGTCAGCGCACTGACGATGAGCGTAGATTACATCCCTATTGCCAGGAGTGTAAGTTTGCTGCTAAAGCACGTGGTAAAGACTGGAAAGCTGTAACTGGTAATTGTCATGGCGTCTATTCCGACGAAGACTTCAAATGTGTTTCTCAAGCAACTCAATCAGGCGATACGCCCTGTACTGAAGAGGAGGCTCGAGAAATACTTGATCCCAGCTACTGGATCTGGAAGTATCTCGGACTAACGCCATACTGGTATCAAGATAGGTATCTTCGTTGCACATCTTCCCGTAAGGCATTACGGTGGGGACGACGAACAGGAAAGTCCCATATCCTTGCAGCTGAGCAGGTATATAGATGTATAACTAGTGCCGGTCTAAAGATTACTATTGCAACACCGGTAAAGGCACAAGCATTAGAAATCGTAACCCGTATTAATGATTTCCTTCGCGAGGCTCCCCTTGTTGGACTCGAGCTCGATAGGGCAGTTCAACAGCCGTACTATTCATTTGAATTTAAGAATGGTTCACGTATCCGCCTATTCGTAACTGGTCTTGCTGCTGGTGCCAACGCTGGTGCAACGGTCCGAGGTCAGGAAGCCGACGTCCTAATCATTGACGAGTTAGATTACGTTGATGATTCTGCAGCCGCCGCTATCCTACCCCTACTGTCAGACCCACAGAGAACGGGCGAGATGATCAAGTTCGCAGTATCTTCTACTCCAACAGGAAAAGAAGGTTTGTTCTATAGACTATGTAATGATGATGAGTACTTTGAATTACATATTCCCTCCCGCTTCAGAGCTGACTGGGATAGTCTTAAAGAACAAGAGGCACGTAAGCTATCAAAGACCAATGATAATTACCTTCATGAGTATGAAGCCGAGTGGGGTTCAAAGTCTGACGGCGTCTATACGCGATCACGTGTCATTAGGGCTATGCAGCCATATCGTTATTTTAACATGCCCGCCTTCTATGACAATGAGCAGGATTGGCCAGAGATGAAGCCCTGGGCTCATTGGACCTATATGATTGGCGTAGACTGGAATGGACCTGGAACAGGTAGCCGTATTGCCGTAGTTGGATTCGATCCAGAACGTGGCAAATGGATAGTTGTATACAGGGAAGCTATTACTGTAGAAGAATTCGCCCTCCACATTGCCGTAGAACGAGTAGTTAAACTAGTTCGATTCTGGCAACCTCATTCTGTCTATATTGATGCTGGTTTCGGTCAGATGCAAGACGAGTATTTACGTGGTATTGGACGTGTCGCCCTCAACTGTAAAATGACAGGTCAACCATATGAAGCTGCAGACCTTGTATTACTAGATCACCTTAAGGCTATTGACTTTGGTTCCAGTATAGAGTATACTGTTACGAACGAGAATGGCGGACCTGAAAAGATTAAGAAGAACACCAAGAACTATATGGTAGAAAATCTACAGCGTCACTTTGAATTGGACTCTATATGGTTCTCAAAGAGCGACGTAGATCTTAAGCTACAGTTCATGGGTTACAATGTGGCACGACAGGGTAAGCATAACGAGAACATCTATAAGGCAGATAAAGAGGTTGGTGATCATGACCATGACGCCGTCCTTCTAGCCTTTTACGCTTTCAATAATGAATTTGACCTTCTATCTCACAAGAATAGATCGGCACAATATGTTTCCGTTCAGCCTCGCCCCTTCCAGCTACCAGCTGATAAGGGTATGCCTGATCCCATGGAAGATCCTCGAGGTTACGAGTTGTGGCTTGCCGAAAGAAAAGGGCGCGGTGGTAAACCTGTTGCCATGGAAACTCCCACTGACGTTCCATCGAGGGTAATTAGGCCACCTGCTCAAAATAGTCAATTGGGTCATTCGGGAATTGCTCTATTACCAGTCAAGACAAATGCAACTAAGGGTATGAGATATCGACCGCCAGCTCAAGGACGAAATGCTTGGCGCAAGAAAGGTAATCAAAATGGCAGGAGCGTTTAAGAGACCAAACTCCCCCGAATTCGAACCTCTCAAACAAGAGGAGATTCGTGGAGACTTTCGTGATGCAATTGGTCCCGACGAGACTATCCCTATTATATCTCAGGCGGAGATTCTTGTTGCCCAATATGATACCACAATTGCTTTTGCCAAATGGTTAGAGGGTCTTCTTGATGAGGATCTCAAAGACGTTGTAGTTGAGATAGATCCAGAGGAAGAACCAGAGACCTGGATGGCAATGCAACGTATCTTCTCAAATCCCAACCCCAAGATTACATATCAATCATATACTCAAGTGCTCGCCGCCTTAGAGGAAGTTGATAAGGTAGAAGGCGAAATAAACAACGAATTTGCAGAAGAAGAAGAATTCATTAAACAACTACTTGCTAGAGATGAGGGTGCCGTATTGGAATCCGATTCTCCAGAGATGGAAGTTGAAAACGAGGATCAAGTCTTTAATCCTCCTGTCATTAGAAAAATAGAGCCGGAGTAATAATGTTTTCTCTAATTTTATGCCCCGCCTTAATTAGGTCTATAGAAAGAGAGCTTCTCCTAACCGACGTGGAAGGGGACTACTACGAGTTTGGTATGTTTGAGGGTGCCTCATTCCTTGCAGCTTATGAATGCTCAAAGCATTTAGACATTCATTATTGGGGGTTTGATTCCTTCCAAGGCTTACCAAAGTTAGAAGGACCTGATGCAGGATGGGCGTTCTGGGAAGGCCAGTTTGCTTATTCGTTAGAAAATGTAATGGAAAATTTAAAATCTATACCAGCGGATCGATTTGATCTTATCCCCGGTTTCTATTCTGATACACTGGCTACATGCTCGCTTCCATTTAGAAAAGCTAGGGTTGTTCTAATTGATTGCGATCTATATACTTCAACTGTTCCTGTACTTGACTTCCTGTATCCGTATTTACAAACTGGAACTATTATCTTCTTGGATGACTGGGTCGCATTCAATCAAGACCCAAACAGGGGTGTTCAAAGAGCCGCTATGGAGTTTCTGGCAAAACATCCAGATATAGAATTGGAAGATGTAAAAGACGGCGAAGAAATAAAACCTTCGGGCAACTATATTTTTAGGGTAAAAAGACATGGCAAATAAAAGTGATCTAGCTGCCTCAAACCAGCTCAATATATCTATCAAGGTAATTACCAATGCCCAGGGTTGGAAGAACCAAATCCGTGGCGTCTATACATTTCTCTATCCACATATGATCAAGGACTTCGTACACCTTGACGATTGGAAGCAATGGCGTGATGCGTTTGATAAGCACATCCATGGCAATGGTAACAATGGCTCGCCAACTACCGCTCCGACTGTGCCTATTGTTTGGACTGAACAAAAGGCTAAGGCCAACGTAACAAGTAATGATGCCGTTGGAGATGTTCGCAAGGGATTTAGCCAGGTTAAAGAAACTACTAAGATTATAGGTAAATAACATGCCAAGCGTTGACCCTATCCTTAAACAGGACTTGATGCTCGTTAAAGAGTCGTATGAAAATGGAGCTCTTAAACAGGGAGGTGCTGCTGTGTATCTTCCCTTCCGCCCCATGATTTCAACTACACGACAGGGTCATGAGGCTATACGGGCGAATCTTGCCAAGTATCCCTCGGTATATGTCAAGAAGGAACCCAAACAGAGTTTTCTTAGTAAAGTTCAGGAAGAATGTATTCCTTGCGCTTCGAGGTTAAAGTATCTAAAGCAACTAGATATAAATGCTGATCTTGGCGCCACCTTTGGTGGATACGACAAGGCTGCCCTAAAAAATTTAGTTGAGTTCTTTAAAAAGCTAAAGGGACAAACTCCCATAGAAAGAAACATTTGTGACATCGCCGGAGCTCTTAGAGGCCAATGTATTCCAGACTTAAAAAGAGCTTTATCCCTACTCGCTCTAACACTGAGTGATATACGCAGCTTTGACTTGAAGAAGTTGAAAGTAAGTTTCCTTTCTTTTATTTTTTCTCTACTTGCCAAGGTTGTTGTTTCACTTACTACGGGACTCGATAAGTATACGCGCTTAATTACCGATACGATCCGTTGTATGTCCGCACAGATTAAGGACCAGATTACGAAGCTCGAACCCATACTATCCGATGAGGGGCGCGATAATATCAACGAGTCCTTCCGAAGAGCATGGCGAAATGCTGAGAGTGATAAGTATTGGTTAAGGAATAAAATACCATATAGTAGCACGCCAGTTCTGCCTAAAACAGTAGAGCGCGGCGTAGAAAATGCACCGTATCCTTATTCGGCTGCAGACAGGGCAATTGATAGGGCAGCAACGACAATATCAACACCATTCGATGCAATTGAGAAAACTAACCTTGACTTTCATGCAGCCTCTAATCCCAAGAGTCAACCGGTAGGGACACCAAAGGTAAGTCAGCCGTTAGCAATATTAGAAGGAACACTAAATCTTTGTATTGCTCGAGTGGAAGCTAATTTAGACGGTTCAATTCAGGAACTCCTAAAGTTACTTAAGTCCAATGATGATAACATGAAGGGTATGAATATCCTTCTAGAGCAGATGCAAGCAATAATTGGAATGATCAGTATGGTTCAGGCACTTGTAATTTCAGTTGGCAATAATAGATTCGATCCGTGTGGGCCAGAGCGCGGAAGAGAATTCTTTAGCCAGCTACAAATACCAGGGCGTCGTATTTATATTACGCCTCCTCCACCTGAATCAGATAGACCCATTAACGATGTTGATATCATCATTACAAGCGACCCAATTCAAGTTGACAATCCAGTGGTCCGTGATGTACTTAGACAAGAGGGTATTGTCATTATAGAAGCCACTCAACCTAAGTCAGGTACCTCTGCCGTTGCTACTGCTCCTATTAATCCAAATACACAACGTCAAGACAGCATTCGCTTCGTAGTAGATTCAGAACCCATTACAATTAACTTCTTCGCTTGTATGAAGAAAACACTGGGGCAGTAAATGGAAAAGAAAGAAATTTCACAAGCACCTGGCGCTCTAGCTTCTATATTGGATGATCCATCTTATCAATCCAACTCCATGCGCTGGAAGGTCAATCAGGCATACGAAGAACGCGGACGACCACTAAGACTTATCGAGCCAATGGAGCATGCTAGAGTTCAGAAACTCCTGGATGCTTTAGCCAACAAGAATTTCGAAGCACTAAAGAAGAGCCCCAAGGTACTTGGACTAAAGATTACCTCGGCTTATACGAATGGACTATGTCAACCCGAATTCAACTTACTCGAAGTTGCCGCAGTGTATGATGCCGAACCCTTAGTCCGCAAGGCAATTACACGCCAACTCAATTTGTGGTTCAAGCAGGGATTTGAATTTATCGGTGAAGATCAAAAGCTAGTAAACTACATTCGTAAGCGTTTTAAGTCGATGAGTTATGCCAGCGGCATTCCAACGCTACAATTGTTTAAATCAGTTGTTACTTCACTACTAAAATACTCTAATGCCTTCGTCATCAAGATTAGGGATGAGAATTTATCACTTGGTGTAAAGCACGATGGACTAGCTCCGGTTGCCGGATACTTCCCCGTATCCGCTTTAAACATGTTTCCATTCTTTAAGGATGGTAAATTATACAAGTGGATTAGATTTCTTAAGGATGGATCTAGGTATTGGGAGTTTGATCCCCGAGACGTTATCCATCTGACTATTGATAGGGAAGAGGATTTCATCTTCGGTAAACCACGAATGATCGGCGTCATTGAAGACGTTGCTGCATTACGTAGGATTGAGGAGAACGTTGAGATTCTAATCTCCAAGTTCTTATTCCCAGTCTATCAATTAATTGTTGGTACTCCCGAAGTTCCATGTAAGTACTATAATGATGGCACTTCAGAAATTGACCTAGCACGCCAGATGGTTCAGAACATGGAAGCCGAGGGAATGCTAGTTACTTCGGAACGTTTTAAACTTGAGATTATCGGAGCTCGTTCCGAGGCACTCCAAATTGATTCTTATCTCGCCCACTTTAAAGCTCGAGTTTACACTGGCCTTGGTGTAAGTGCCGTTGACATGGGTGAGGGCGACACAGCAAATCGTGCTACCGCAGATAACATTTCACAGAACTTAAAAGATTTAGTAGTTGAAGATCAGCTTAATTTCGCCGCAATAGTTCAACAGGCTATGTTTGCTGATTTATTCCTGGAACATCCAGAAGGCATCTCTGCCCTGAATGCATTTGATCAGGTAAGGTTGCGCTTTGCTCACGTTGATCTCGATAACCTAATTAAGTTTGAGAGTCACGTTATTAACCTCTGGAACAATGATGGTATTACTGATGATGAGTTCCGTCAGTCCATTGGTCGTGATATCTTTACTACTGAAGATAAGCTTAAAACTAGATTCCATCAGATTGATGTTCCGATGGCTATTATCATGGCTCGAGATGAGCCATTTACTTCGGAAGCCAAAAAGCTTGCTGGTGCTCAGACCAAGAAGGCTATGGCTACACCTACGACTTCCGAACCTGCTGCTGCTGGTAAGAGTATGCCTGCCTCTGGTACGACCGGTGGTGGCGGAGGTGGCGGAAGTACATCCGTGCCAAAGAGTGGCAATTTAAAGATTAGAGTTAAACGTCCGGGTACCCCTAAGTCACGTGGCCCCGCTAATATTACGGGACCCGCCAACCAACACGGTAAGAACCTAGGTCCAGCAAGAGCTAAGTCATCCTATGAGGGTGATTTAATTGGATCCAGACTTGCCAATTTAACCAGCTCCTTAGTCTCAGTTAGTAAGGTTGAGGATATGGCAATCGTAATTACAGAACATTTCCCCGACAATTTGGAACAGCAAGTCATACTACCTATTGTCGAAGGGGCTCTACGGGTTTGCAAACAGCGATCCCTGCTCAGGGCCCATCTCGTTGCGGGGTTCATAGCCGTAGCTAATAAATTCCCCGATAGCGACGATGAGGAGACAGGATCCAATGCTTAAGATTGTTGATATTTTTCAATGCGACCTAGGGTCTGTTAAGTCGGACCGCAAAGATCGCTTCATTAAAGATTCTGCTCTCTATACTGTGGGAGGGGCACATCCCCTTCCTGCTCTAGTGGTTACAGTGGCCGCAACCCATGCCGGTTTAATGACCCGTAATAAGGCTTTCTATAAACCCGACGTGATGCGCGCCCACCTAGACACTTTCCTTAAACCCTTCCCCAAACCAGTTCAAGTCCACCATTCAGATCATGTCGATCCAGTAGGCAGGGTTAGAGCTACTAGGTACATTGATATCTCACATACTTACTCGAGTCAACTAAAGGATTTTACAAAACGTTTTGGTGGTAAGACCTTTATTGATGCCGCAGTAACTACCGAGAAAGGTTTTGATCAGGTTAAGTGGGTATTAAAAAACCTGCAAAGTGCCAATGGTTACAAGGGTTTAGGCTATGGCGAGCTGGACCTGCATATTACGGATCCTGAGACAGCAGCTAAGATCCTTGACGAGCGCTATCTTACTGTATCCGTTGGATTTAGTACTACAGAAGCTTATTGTTCCGAATGTAAACAAGACTGGGCTGGTAGTGAAGGTCCCTGTGAACATACTCCAGGGCAGAAGATGGAAGATGGAACCCCTATGGTTCTTATCCCGTCTAACTTCCTATATGAAGAGGTAAGCTGGGTTAATAATCCCGCCGACCCCCACGCCCAGGTAATAAATGTCGTGAAAACTGGAACCCCTTCATTCGAAACAGTTTCCGCAACCGACGCCGATTTGCACGATCTTGCAATTGTTCCCATACTATTAGGTGTATCGGGCGAAGGTATTTACCGCTTGGATTCCTACAAGGACGTAGATGAAACCCGGGCTCAGGAGATTTTGAACGTGGCTAAGAAGACAGATTCAAAACAAAAAGATACGAAGCCAGAGCTCATTGAGATAGATGGCGTACAATATCCGAAGGAAGCAGAGCTTCTTTTGTCAGATGCAAAACGTGAGAATTGGCTTACCACCGAAGTAGATGGTCATAAGCATCGAGCTATTATTGATCCCGCTACTGGTAATGGCAGTACAGATTGGGCAGACAATCACTCTCATTCAATCATGAATAAGGTTGTTGAAGAGAATCATGTCTGGGCACCCGAGGGCGAGGAAAAAGAAACTCCTCATACTCATGCACTCGATGCCAAGATTGCCCCACTCACCGATGAAACCACACCTACCCTTGATGCCGTTGCTGAAACGGAAGTCAAGACAGAAGATGCCACTGCTGAACCGGTGGTTGAAGATGTCGTGGTTAAAGAAGAGGTTAAGGACGAACAAGAAATCACAGATGAGACAATCAAGTCTGAAGATTTCTATGATTCATTCATAGCTCCTACCCTTGATGAACTCGAGGCTGGTGATGCGAAGCTAACAGTTGA